GTTTTGCTTCCTGAACACGGCTGATGTCGTACTCGTCTTGGAGCTTGGTCAGAAGCTCAACGTCAGACAAAGGCCACTCCTTACCGTCCACCCAGTTGAACCCAAGCATGAAGAACGGGTAAAACCTTTGCCCAGCTTTGGCGGGTTGCCACGGATCACGCAGCCAGTCCTTACCGCCCTCTGCCCACCAATAAACGGTGCCGGTGGATTTATCCCACAGCTCCCACGCGCAGATAAGGTCTTCTGCGTCGGTGTCTGTACCATAAGGCACGGCGTTGCCGGATACTTCCGGTTTGCCAGAACCAGAGCGTTTGTAGCTCGTGAGTTTGGCCGCCTCTTTGGCACCCATGTCAAACTGCTCGCATAGAGCGTCCCTGCTCAACCATGTGCGCTGGGCAATCCATGCAGCTCGTTTGTAGTCCTCTAGGTTGTCAATGTCCGGGTCAATACGAATGTCCTCGACCGGAATGTTGTCAATAACCAAGCCCTCAGAGCGCATGACCGAAACCTGAGCTTCCATGGCTTTAATGGTCTGCTCCAGCTCCATCTCCTTGACCGTCAGCTCGTCTTTGCTGTAGCCCTGCTCGTCCATGAGGGATGTGACGTTAGCAGCCAAGGCAGCCATCTGATCCTGAGCATCTTCCAGTCGGTTCAGGATGATCGGGTCCTTCATGTATTCGCGCTGGTAAGACAGCTTTACCCAGCCTACACGGGCCGTCTGGATGGAGCGGATAACGCCCATCATCGCCCGTTTTAATCCGGCGTCACCAAGGGCCTTGTTCAGCACCACCTCTAGTGTGCGGGTAAACTGGCGGGTTTGCGGAAGCATCGGATCATCTACATCAACGTAGGCTTCCGGCTTAACCGCTATCTCTGGGTTCTGCGCGTAGGTCAGCGGGAGCATGGCCTGCAGGGTGGCGAAGATTTGGTTCGACTGAACCAGATCGGATTTAGCGTACTGAGTCTTGGGCTTTTTACCCTTCTTTACTCCGTATGCGTAGTTGCGCGAGACATCAATGTCCTGCAGTGCTGATTTGAATTTGCCCGTGGAGCGATCTACAAGTTTTTGTAGATACTTTACTTGCGGGTTAGAGGTTTTATCATCCATTTCTGTAAAGTCCGGTTGGCTCCCAGTTAGTGTGTGTTGAGGAATCCATACGTGTCGAAGAAGCCTCTATCGGCCTCTTCCCTAGCGTCCTGCTGGAGTAGCCATCCAAAGGAACCGGGAGCATAGCCAGTGTCTTTTTTTGGCTTTCTAGAGGTAGGAAGCACGTGAACCAAAGAGTATCTAAGAGCATCGCAAAGGTGATCTTCCCCGAGGGTGTCGATGTCATCAGGGTTCTTGCTGTCGGGCATCTGTAGGGGGATTGTCCGTAGGCTATGTGTGCATTTCTCTGTAAAAACAATCTTGCCAGTTCGCATCGCCTCACGAACGGCGTTCCAACCCGACGAGCGAGAACCACGGCCCTTTCCGCTAGGCTGGAACACAATGCCGTTAGATAAGAAGTCTTCAAAGATGCTTGTTTCCGAACCCATGCGGTTAAAGATTGCAGAGTCAGCAACGTTGCTTCGGTATTCAATCCCGCTCTTTCCATAAAACTCCATTTTTTCCTTAATCATTTCTGCGACTTCGTGGGCTGTTTTCTTGGTGCCCTTGCCACCCTCACCGCCATAGCCGTAAATCTCGTCATAGCAGATCACCCTGCCCTCGTAATCGCGGCAGAAGAACAACACGGCAAACGGTGCGCTGAAACCCCAGTCCAAGCTGATCCAGTGCTTAAGCTCTGAGGTGACGGGGTAGTCGCTGATGACGTTCCGGTCCCTGTCCCAGAACCCGTTAAAAAATCCTCCAACGGAGTATTCCCACGAACCCTTCAACCAAGCCTCGCGCATCCCCTCGTTGTCGATGCTTGCTAGGTTGGCGATGTACTCAGGAGACGCTTCCATGAGGTACGTGTTTTCGGTAACCACGGAGTCAAAACGGGCTATGGGTCTGTCTCGGTGCTTCATGTGTGCGCCACCCGGGGCCCAATCTGGGCTGGGGTCTACAAACCTTGCCTTGACCCACGATGCGCCGGGACCATAGGGGTTTGTTGTAGCCCTGACCCGAAGCGGTATGTCCTCTTTTGGTGTACGCAGCAATGACTTGAGGCTGTCGTACAGGTCTGGCGAGGGCCAAGAACACAGCTCATCAAAAGCCATAAAGGCGAATTCCAGTCCGTGGTAGGCCCAGTAATCGTCTGTCTGCTCCACGGCACGGAATAGCAGCTCCTCTCCGTCTTCGAAAACCCACTTCAGGGATTGCGGAGATTCGTGAAATCTTGCTCCCTTGAACACTGGGAGGTACATCTTCTTCGACTTTACAATTAGGTCAGCAAGCTCTTTGTACTGCCTACGGAAGATGATGCCTCGGTAATGGATACCATGGCCCTTCCCCACGTAACGTGCGAAATCGGCCAATATTGCCTCGCTCTTGCCCGAACCACGGCCACCAGAGAAAAGTGCCTCGTACCCGGGGTATTTCAGGAAAGCTGTCTGGGGTCCGGGTAATGGCCTCCACTCGTGGCGTTTAGTCTTCTCCATTGCATTCCCGGCAATTGCATTTGCAGGGTTCCCAGTCTTCGTGGTGAACCTTGGTGCATGGGCAATCCATGTCCTCGCAATCAGGGCAGTTGCATGACCAGTCCTGATACTCGTCGGTCAGGGGTTGTTTTATGTTCTTGTGTTGTGACAACGTCATACTTGTGCTTCAAAATGTAACTTCCTAATTGCCGTACTCTGGTTATGTCTTCGTACAGCATCCCAAGGGCCACGTTGCAATAACGACAAAGCAGGGCCCTCACTTCCCCGGAGCCATGGCAGTGGTCGATGTGCATAGGCCTCTTGCCGCCTATTTCCTCCGGTGTTCTTCCGCAGCACTCACATGCTGGGTCCGTGAACATCTCCTCGTACTGTTCCTTTTCGATCCCGTATTTTCTCTTGGCCAGACGGGCTTTATGGCAATCAGAGCACGTTGCTTGATACTTTAATCTAGGCTCTGTTTTGCAGACGATACAGGGGGTGTTTTGCAGCCTTTCCCTACTTTCTTTGTTTTTTGCGCTTTGGCAAGGTCTACAGTAGTAGTGTCTTCCGCCCTTTGCGCTTCTGTTTCTAGGAAACTCCTCCAGAGACTTTATCTCATTACATCTTGAGCATTTTTTTGATTGCGGCTTCGACATAATCTCCCCTTTTTTACCCTCATTTTTATTATACAACGGTTTGTGATGTTTGTCAAGGGAAATATGCCGCTACGTCATAAGGGGGGGGGTCGGCGGAACTGGGGGGGGGATTCTTGTTGTTTCTTTCTGTTGCTGGATAAGTATTCTAAGGGCTATCAGGGTGGTGTAGAAGGTAACCTACCTTCCTTGGTTGCCTCTGTTAATAATATTCGAATGCCTCTCAGCGGGTGATTAGGTAAGATTGCCTAATTTTTAGGCAACTACTGCAGAGAGGTACGATCTGCAGATGAAGGTTTTTTGCTTGTACAGCTTTTCGCTTGTACAACTTTATAATACCACATCCAACCATGGTCTGTCAAGTCATTTTATGACGTTTTTCATAACTAATTGCGTTTTGTCATTAAAATCAACATCTTGAACCATGGCAAATTGGACTGAAAAATTTTTGAGAACGCCTGATCCCAACAGGAATCCTGGTCAGAACCCAGATTTTTTTTTAAAAACAGTCTCTTAACTGGGGGCCCCCTCCTCAAAAGTCAGCGGGGATGGACTCGCATAGTTCATAATTATATCTAGGGTGGATCGTTCCATCGCGGCAAGGGTGGGGGGCCGGGGCCGGATTTTCGCTGCCTATCACAATAACCTTGACGGCTTTGGGGTTATTATGTTCCCACTATTATTGAGATCACTTTCCCTTTTTGCCCTGCGTTGTCAGTCTTTCCGGCTCGTCACCCGCTGGCTGTGGATCAGTTTCCGGTAGCATGATTACACCAGACTCGATGACGTTGCCCTCTCTTTCGTCTTTTTCTACCCGTTGCGCCGAAAGGGTCGGCAAAATGTAGGAGAGGGCCTTGGTTATTGAATCCATCTCAAGCCGAAGAGAGTCAGCCTGCCATTTTTCCAGAAATTGGCCGCTAGAATGGAAGTCTTGAAGCCCTATGCTGAGACCCTGCAATCTCTCCACCAACCTCTCACCATCAATCTTCTCTCTTAACCCGCTCTGCACTAGCCTCTTAGGCAACATCCTTGGAACCCGGTTTCTCTGCGTCTCCAGTACGCGCCCATCGGGCCGCTTTTTTTCGCCTGCCATAGTTTTCCCTTATAAAATGTAAATGTGTTACGTTTCGTAACACTCCCACTTTCATTATATTAGGGGCCATGGTTCGCGCTGGTGAATATCTGCCGATCTTGACGGGTTGACAAATATCACGGAGCGTTATATAATGAAATTATAGGCTGATGGAACGCCTATTGGAAAAGACTGGGCATTCAACCCAGCCGCGTGAGCATAGGGACGCCGAACTGAACGCCTATGCCTTTGAGTCGGGGTGATGAGAAAACCCCGCTAGGTCAGCCGGGAGCCTACACTAGCGGTGCGAGGAAGTCCCGGCACTACTGATTAAAAGATGGCGCGTAATGATTAAAGGAAAAATAAAAACCCTGCTACATTGCGCACCGTTGGACAACACAAACACACAACCACGGAGCATATATAATGACAACCAAACAGGAATATTTAGCACTAGATTTTATGGACGACTGTGAGCAGTGCTTTGAGAATTGGACAGTACACCCGCAAGCCTTGCCGTGTAACGAGTGCCTCGATGATCTTGAAACCATGCACGCAAACAATCACGACATCGCTGCGCAGATGGCACAATAAAATGGACATCGGCAATCTTATTTTAGCGTTGATAATTCTTTCACCAATTCTTGCGGGGCCGGTGCTGGTGCTGTTCATGGCCATCGCATTATTTTTGAAAGGTCTTTTCACAACATCACAAACCAACAACCATTAACCATAGGACATCACACAATGAACGATAAAAAAATAAACGACTGGTTTCGAGCAATCGCTGACCGCGAGCAACAGTTAGACGAGTTTTTAATGGGTGGCTTTGGTTATGCGTCGCAAGCGCATATCCCGAGACATCATGGCCCAGTAGTGACGGAGGCCGAAGACGGTGGTTTTTATATCTACGGCCGGAAGATGCCCCACCCGGGCGCGGAGTAGATAACCCGGCCCCCTTCGGGGGGCCAACATCACGAAAACACAACTAGAGGGTATTAATTATTATGAAAGATCTAGCCTTATTGGGGTTCCTCATGGCCAGCGGCGGAACTGTTCTGATGCTCGCAATTTATGCCGAGGCACTAATGAGAGACAACCGAGAACGCGACCGCATGGAGCGGGCTGAACAACTACGCCAGCGTAGACGGGATCAGAGAGCCCGACGCGCGGCGCGAATTTAAACAACAGGAGAAAAAAACAATGTCCCATTTTTACGCAAGCATCACTGAGTCTGCACGCAAGACACAGCCCACAGCACGAGGGCACAAGAGCACCGGCATTAAAACATTCGCGGCGAGCTGGGCCGGTCGCATTGAAGTCACCTTGTGGCACGACGACAAGACCGGGCTGGATAAATACCGAGTAACCCAAGCCCCGCACCATGGGGCCGGGTGTAGTCGGATCATCGCCGAAGGTCAAGTCGGTGTAGATAACTCAATAAATGCGGAGGGCTAAACATGAGCGAACAAGTAAACGTAGCGGTGGAAGTGAGACCAGACGTGGAGCACGCAATGGACATCGTGAACCGGGCCACAGCCATGATGCAAAAATGTTTTCAGGAATGCGAGCACGATGCCGTCTCCTTCGTGCTCTGCAAGATGCTTTCCCCGGGCTTTAATCCTCTCGATGCACTGGAGGAATGGACCTTGGATGCGGAAATGGAATTTCGCAAGGATCTGGACGATGAATAAAGCATTAGACGGGCTTCTGTATCTAGCACCCTTTGCGGGCTGGCTGCTTGTAAGCCTGCTCTAACCAACAACCCCGGCGGGCTGGCTGCGGTCAGCTCGTCGGATTTTTTTGACAACTACTATCATGCGCGCGCCCAGCGAGGACTGGCAGCAAACTGAGGACTGACTGATGACACCGGTACAAAAGATGCTTTACGCCATGGCCGAGCAACGGGACCCACCGTGCCAACGCGGCTGCGATTTCGTTGAGCACTGCAGGACCATGGTTCGTGCTTGTGAGCAGTTCAGGACCTACGTGAGGACTGGCAGAGCTGTGCTGCCACCTACTGATATCTCAGCGGTTACCCTGCGTGCGATCATAGATCAAGACGTTTAGGTATAGAAGGGTGCGTTCACAATATTTGAGGGCGTTTGAGAACGCGAAAACCCAGTTTACTGGTGGGCCGTGTAGGGATCGAACCTACGACCCGCTGATTAAGAGGGAGTGGGTTATAGAGGCGCAAAGCCTCATTTTCAAGGCCAATTCAGCTCCAGCGTTCCCAAAAAAATTGGGATCAAAATTTCAGCAAAACATAACCTATTGCATTCTGTGATTTTCATGGTATGCTGGTAGTGAGAGGTAGAGATGAAAGAACCACATTTTGACATAGATGAATTCCAATTGGTATGTACCCTGTGCCGCCAATATGGCGTGGTCGAGGGCACTACCAAGCAGGGCGAACCAAAGTGTTTCCTATGTCGTAGGAGGCACCGAGTCAAGAAATGGCTGGAGTACATGTATGAGGGAAGCGAGCTTGGGGTGAGGACTTTTGAAAGGTGGAATCGACGTACAAGAACATATCTTAACCGACTGGAGAAGCATGGAAGAAAAAACAAAGAATATTAAAGCGTTTGGGATCGTTGACATCAGTGTGAATGAGTTCAGAAAAATTGCCTTGGTTCATCTTGTTGACGATTTGATCTTGAAGTTCGACCGGAACGAATTTCTAAAGGGAGTATCCAAACAACACAAACGGGCATTAAAGGATGACCTGTTCAAAATCAGAGCCGGAGCTGCCGAGCGTGCCGGGATTAAGAAAGGAGTAGTCAGATGGCGAAAAAAAGTAAGCAAGTAATCGAAAAGGACGAAGAGGCACTGAAGGACAAAGAGTCTAAAGAGGTATGGGATGACCTGTTCGGGCAGGCTATGAACTGGTCAGAGACCTATCTTGAGAAGTGCATATCAGAGGCTGCGGCTGAGGGCGTACCCGCGATGATGATTGCTTTGCAGATGTTCACCCTAATTGTGCGGGGGCTGGAGCACAACGGATGGGACGAGGAGCAGATTGTTACACGAGTGCGTGACCATTTCCCAAAGGAGGAATCATGAGCGGATCAGTAATCTCAATGCAGGAGTTCAGGAACGCGGCATCATTTATGGGTGAGGAGCCGCATGAAAGGGCTATGGAGAATGAGAGTGACGTTGTGCAGGGGATTGTAATCGACTGCCTGAACATGGCATTGGCAGAGATAAAGCTAAAGGGTCTTGATATAGAAGAGGCTTGTGAGTCCATCTTGGTAAACGGTGCTATTGGCCTGCATAAATGCGGATGGGGGATTCAATCAATCAATGAGCTGGCAGAGCAAGAAGTAGATTATTACAAATCCATGACGGAGGAAGATGACTAATGCTAGAGGAAGAGCTTGACCTTAGACCGGCAATAGAACGCATGGGGTTCCTTATGGACCAGTGCAGCATGGATATGCAGAAGGTTCTGGATCACGAGTACGGAGACCCCGAAGACATCATCTATCTGGTGATCGAGCTTCAGGATGAGCTGGATGCGATTTTGTCTGATTACAAGAGGGATTGGGCAGAGATGCAAAGGCTAAAGCACAAGGATGTTCCCGTTCTATGAAGAAAGTTCCCTATTCCGACAAGATCGACTGGGAATTCCCTAGACCTTGGGGCGGTGGTTCACCGGACTCGCGATCAATCCGCCTGTACTACGGAAGCCATGCAACCGCGATACCTGCGTTTAGACCACTAAGCCGAGAAGACATTGCTTGGTGTCTGCTAGATGACGGCGAAGACCCCGCTGATTATGACTGGGGCTTTGCTGCAGGTCACGAGCTTTGGTTGTGGCCGGTGGGCTTTAAGACATCGCCACAGACCCGGAAGCTGGTTGAGTTCTTCAAGGACAAGCACCTACATCGCATCATCACCGTATCGGGCTGGGATGCGGACACGCTGAAGCTCATAGAGAGAGGAACCAATCAGTTAGCGGATGCTGGCAGAGCTCGCGTGGTTCACAGACACAAATTTCTTGAGGAGGGAGCATGAGTGCTAATGCTTTGTATCTGTCTTATCAGCAGACCGGGCTCTCAGCAAATGAGCGTGCGCTGATTGCCACCCTAGCCTACTTTGCAAGGCGTAACTGTAACTTCGCCACAGTGGGTCGTAAGAAGCTGCTGGAGTTTAGCGGACTCAGCTCTCACTACCTAGCGCAGACCGTGGACTTGCTTGAGACCAAGGGCTACATCGAGGTAGTTCGCTCGCGTAATGAGCTGGAGCCATGGAAGAACGCGGCGAACACTTACATCCTGAAGTTCGTGCCCGAAGAGGTATCGCAAACGGCTGCAGACGAGAACGACATTTTCTCCAAGGTATTCAAGGGGGCTGCATGAGCGCGTCTAGATTGATGATCGAGGGGATTGATTGGGAAGCAGAGCTAGAGATACCGCCAACTGCTGGCGACCTAGCCGCACCAGAGGACTTTGGTGACAAGGCGTGGGACTACCTAACCGGAATCACCGAGAGACGTGGCATCACCACCCCATGGAAAAACTTTGACTTTAGGTTTCAGCCCGGGACGTTCAACATAGTTATGGGGCAGTCGGGCAGCGGAAAAAGCCAAGTAACTCAACAGCTTATGTTGCACGCTACTAGAGATGGTGCTTCAGAGGTACCACAACGAGCCCTTCTTTGGTCTGCGGAGATGACCAATGAGGCCATCGTGGCCCGGTTCGTGCAGCTGGCAGGCGGGATAAAGCAACCCAGCCGTGACTACTTCAACAAGATTCTGGATTACCTAGCGGAGCGCATCTGGATTTACAAGCGCACAGACCGCGTAACAGTGGAAGAGCTGCTAGGCATAGCCAAGTTCGCACAGCGTAAGTTAGGGGTGACTATGTTTGTCATCGACTCATTGGTGAAGATACACACGCCAATGGCTAACTCCAACAACCTGAACATGGTTCAGACAGACCTAGCAGACAAGCTGGCCATCTTCGCTAGGGACAGCGGCATGGTCATCATCCTTGTAGCACACGCACGCAAGGGGGAGAACGAACGGCAGAGGGTGGACAAGTTCAGCCTGAAAGGTAGCGGTGGCATCAGCGATATGGCAAGCAGCCTATTCGCCATGAACCGCAACATCGTGAAGTCAGAGATTAAGAAGGGTTTGATAGGCACAAGAACGCCAGAGCAAGTGGAGCAGGAGCTCGCCAAGCCCGATGCGTACCTTGAAAACCTGAAGAACCGAGAGGGAGGAGTAATGGACAGCATCAGCCTATGGTTCAACGAGGCGGGCCAGTTTGTAGACAACCCAACCAAGACAATCCGCATTAAAGAGATCGACGGCATTGGATAGATCATGCTGGAACTGCAGACATTATCCCGACTATCACGCAAACGACCCAAAGACCTGCAACCTGCGTATCTACATGGCGAAATGGAGCCCGCCATACGAAAACAAATGTGCGGGATGGGAGTACGAGCCCGGAGCAGATGAAAAGCCTGACGAGTAGAAGCGTAGACCTATTAAGGAAGGAATACCCTTTGGTTGAGACGGTTGAGCGATTCAACTCCTTTACCAAGCGCAGACATGACCTTTTCGGGATCATAGACATACTGGCGGTGAGGGATAACGAAATACTTATGGTACAGACAACCAGTAAATCCAACATGAGGAGTAGGGTTATCAAGATCGAGGACTCAGATGCTCTTCCAGTGCTTAGAAAGGCTGAAATCTCTATACACGTTCACGGATGGTACAAGGAGAACAACCGCTGGCGTGTAAAGATTATCGATTTGTCATGAAATTGTGTTAAATTGTAATTTCCTCAACAGAGTAAGGGTTTGTAACAATGAAACTGGCAACGAAAATACGAAACGCACGATTAAATCTCTCACAGAAGCTGGGGTATCAAATATCGCAATCAGAGTTCGCAAAAATGTGCGGATTCGGGGAAGGTCAATCGCGTGTTAGCAACTACGAAACAGGCAAAAGAGCCCCTTCTCTAGAGGATTTACTTAGGATTATAGCTGTGTCTGGTGCCAACCCAATTGACTTCTTCGACCCCTATGAGGTCGAGGGAATGGACATAGAACATATCAATCAGGCATTTAATAAAGTGGCTGAGGAATCCGCTATACCAAAGAATATGTTCAGGACAATTGATGATAAGGCGATCACAAACTCTGTTCCCGGGTTTTTGGTTGACCCAGCAAGCCCGGCGTTTGCCAATACCGAATCTCTCAGGTTCGCGGTGTTTTTCGCAGATAGGAAAACAGATGTCGCAGAGAAGGGTGATTTAATTTACACTTGTTTAGAAAACAAGAGTATAACGGAAACAGGATGGTGGGTTTATAAAGTCGGAAACGCTGCAATACACGACTATGTAAGAGTTATGCCATCCGGTGAATTGCAGTCTAGAGAGTATGGAGTGATAAACCCCGAGGATATTGTGATTATTGGATCGCTTTCATCGATACACAGGCTATTATAAAATAGCTTGACAAATAACGTAACGTGTTGTATTATGAAAGTGAGTGTTATAACTTTTAGATGAGTGAGATGGAGGCATTCGAAATGCAACGCATGTTTACTAGATTGGCTTTGGTGGCTTCTGATTCGAAGAGTGTTGACGGAATTTCATATGAGACTGGGATGGACAAATTGGTGCTGAAGACGCATTTAGATGAGATGGTTGCTTTTGGTGAGGCTGTTTATTACACGGACGGAAATTCGATAAATCATTATTCGCTAGTAAACGGTAAAGAAGGGAGGGAAGGATATGGAGATTAATTACGACAAGAGCCTGCTAGACGAGAAGGTCTATAGGTCCTACGAGGCTTGGGCTGCCAGTGACATTAGGTTGCTGGCTAAGTCCTACGGCCACTACCTGCACAAGCAGACGTACCCAGAGGACTACAGCTACACGGCTGCGTTGCGAGCTGGAACCATTATCCACACTTGCGTGCTGGAGCCTGAGAGATTCTCTGAGGAGTTTGTTGTTCCTCCCGAGATCAACAAGCGCACTAAAGCCGGGAAGGAAGAGTGGGCTAAGTGGGAGGAGGAGAATGGCAATAAGTTTGCTTTGACTCAGGAAGAGTATGACAAAGCCAACACCATTAGACATCATGTATTTCGCAATCCGCGAGCTGCCGAGTTGTTTACTGGCGGAATGGCCGAGGTCCCCATCGTATGGACCGAGGAGATCAACGGCAACACGTATGAGATGAAGGGCCGTGCCGACTACGTAAAGGTCATAGGCGACACGATGCTAGTCCTAGACCTAAAAACGACGCAGGAAGCAACGTATGAAGCCTTCCAGCGTTCCGTTCTTAAGTGGGACTACGCAGTGCAGGCGCAGCACTACAAGAGAGGATTCGAAATCTTGCACCCGGGTAAGGATGTTCAGTTCATTTGGGTGCCGGTTGAGAAGCAGCCACCGTTCGGTTGTCAGATATTTCAGGCTTCGGAAGAAGTCTACAGACACGGACAAAAGCTGCGAGAGACGGGGTTCCATAACTTAGATGCTGGGATTTTGCACCCCGAGTTAATCCATCTGCCTTACAGCGATGAGATTCAATTAATGAAACTGCCCCGATGGTTTTCACGGGCCAACTGAGGAGAAATATGGAAGAAGAGAAAGAAGATAAACGTTCTAGCATTGCCAAGGCCATGGCCGACCGCTATGGCATGACGGAGAAAGGATTTCTCCAGATTTTAAACAAGACGGTTATGCCATCTAAGGCAACACCCGAGCAGGCTGCAGCATTCCTGCTGATCTGTGAGCGGTACGAGCTAGACCCGTTTGCTAGTGAGGTGTATGCCTTCCCAGCTAACGGCACGGTAAAGGCCCTGATTGGCGTAGACGGTTACGTCACCATTGCCAACCGTAATCCCAACTTCGACGGGATCACCTACGAGGAGATTCGGTCTGAGTCTGGCGACCTAGAGGGTATCAGCTGCTCGGTGTTTCGAAAGGATCGAAAGCAGCCAACCGTGGTCACTGAGTACATGGCTGAATGCCGTGGTAACTCTCCGATCTGGAGAAAGATGCCTTCTCGGATGTTGAGACATAAGGCAACCATTCAATCCATCAGGCTGGCGTTTGGTCTAAGTGGGCTGGGAGATGTTGATGAGTACGGGGACAACCTCTCACTCATCGAAACCAAAGATGCAGAAGTCGTAAACCTAAATGAAATCGTAAAAGGGGAGAAAGTAAATGCTTAATCAGGTTAATTTGATCGGTAACGTCGGACAGGACCCAGAGCTGAGGGATGTTAATGGGTCTGCGGTAGTCAATCTGTCTTTGGCAACCACGGAGCGGTACAAAGATAAATCTGGACAGCCGCAGGAATCGACTCAGTGGCATCGCGTCTCTTTCTGGGGGCGACCTGCCGAGATCATCGCCGAGTATGTCCACAAGGGCTCCAAGCTGTATGTGGGTGGGTCTCTTGAATATAGACGCTATGAGAAAGACGGCGTTGAGATGACAGCCGCCAACATCAAGGGGAGAGACTTTAAGTTCCTAGATGCGA